TGACTGATCTAACAATCGATGAAGTTTTGATGTATACTAAAGCCCGTGGTGGAAACAAAGGTGCTGTAGGAAAATATCAATTTATGCCAAGCACACTAAGAGACTTGGTGTCAAAAGCATCTGGATATGCCATTCATTTTCAAACAAAATTTACTCCACAAGTTCAAGATACTCTATATGGAATTTTTTCTCAAAGCAATGTTAAGGTTTTAAAAGCAAACGGAATAGTAGCAACTCCAGAAAACATACATTTAGCACATGCTGTTGGTGCTCAAGGCGCAGTTAAACTTATTAAACATCCAGATCAAAATGCAAACATACAAAATGTTTTAGGTTTTGAAAAAGAAGCAAGAGAAACAAATCCTCATCTGAATGTTCCTATCTTCAAATACAGAGAAACTTTAGCAGCAAAGTATGGTGGTGGCGGTATTCCACAACTTGCTAATCTCAAAGCAGATCAAGCATTCCCGTTAAATTCATCGATTGGTAAACTTCCAGCAGAGACCGAAGAACAAAAGAAAAGTTTAACCGATATTATGTTTGATGATTTGAATGCTCAACTAGCAGCATTAGATAAAATGACTGGAGGCAAACTTGGTCTATCTTCAGGTGAAATGCAGGCCAATCTGAGAGAGTTGGAAGATAAGATGAGAGCACAACCTTCTATGTTTGATTTTTCAACAACCGTAGTTATGAATACTACCAAAAAAGAAGTAAGTAAAGGCACAACAAGTTTAAAAGATACAAATGAAAATATTTTAAGTGCTATAATGAATAGGCACTATGCATAAAAAAATGCCACCCGAAAGTGGCATTCGCAGAGTTTAATCTTCTGCTAGAGACCTAAAGTAGTCTAGTTCTTCATCATTCTCATCCAAACTGGGTGCTGATTTCGCTGTATTCAAAACTGTATCTTCAGCCTTTGTCTTTACTGGTGCAACACCATCAAGACCTAAAACTTTATCCAACTTTGCTTTCAGTGTATCATAAGACTTGAATTGTTTTGGTTCAAGAAACTCTTTGAGTGAGTATTCTTTCTTCCAGAGTGCTTCAAGTTTATCATCATCACCATCAAGAACTGGTGTAATAGAATCAAACTCAGACTTGTCATAGTTGCGATAACCTTCAACTTGACGAATCTTGATCTTGAAGTTAGCACCTTCCCAGAAGTCGAAAGGATTCAATGGTGTCTCATCAGCAAATTCTGGATTCATTGCTTCTGAGATTTTATCGAAGATTTTCTTACCGAACTTATACAGTTTGATTTGACCTTCATTCTCTGGATTTTTTGGGTCAGAGACAACAAGAATGTTTGAGATATACGTCAAACGGCGTTTTTGCTTACGTGCGATTTCTTTATTTGCTTCAATGCCTGAGTTCCACAGAATAGAGTTGTATTCTGATACTGGATCTTTTTGATTGAGAGTAGTCAAAGAGTTTTCGATGTACCAACCACCTGGACCTTGAAAGCCATGATTGAATACACGAACCCATGGAAGAGCATCATCACCGTCTGCTGCTGGTGCCGGCAGAAAACGAATGATTGCCATACCGTTACCTGCTTTATCTACTTCGGGTTGCCAGAAACGGGTGTCATCTTTTGAACCTGCTTCTACATTTGTTGATGGTGCTTCCATTGCCTTCTTGAGTGAATCGAAGGTGTTACGGTTGCGCTTGAGTGCTGAAAAATCAGACATATATTACCTCGTATAGTTAGTTGTTTAAAGTATGTGCATCTTGTTCACTTGATTCATTATATACGTTTATATATGTATCGTCAAGAACTGATTGAACAATTTTTATCGTTTTTGCCGTGTCAGTGTGAAGTATTCCAATTCCACCTGCTGCATTAAAATCATCAATAACATCTGGTGTGTCATCGATAAGAATGATGCCAGGTTTCGCATAGTCTGCCTTCAATGCACGACCAGGTACGATATTGGCAGAAAAATCGATGTTATGTTTTTTCAACCAAACCTTTTTTTGATTCGATACTGCTTCATGATGATCTCTACCACCAGATGATGATAGAATCTCAATTGGTATATCTAAGGTCAGAACATACTGCAACAGTTCTTTACCACCAGGAAACCAATCAAGAATTTCAAAATTGTTGCCGCTTACAAATTCGTCCCACTTATAATCACGTTTCTCCGCTCGTTCACGATTAGCATGGGGTTCGACCTTCCACAATTTTTTATATTGTTTGTTGAAGTCGGACAAAACACCATCCATGTCAAGATAAAGTTTCTGTATTTTCATGTAGTTCTTTCTTCAGAATAAGTTTATATTTTGTTGGTTCAAATTGTATAAACGGTGTGTACTTCTTTATTTTCAAACTTACCGATGGATAGTGAATCGTATCATTAATCTTCTTGTCCCACATTGGCAAGAAATTCAGTATGGAGTTTAGAATGCATACAGTCTCAATCGATACTTCACCATACAGCAACTTAGACAGCAATAATGGATATGGACTTTCATCTCGCATCATTAATGAGTCATTTGGGTTCTCCTGATTCATTAATGGTGCAATCTCATTTGTGAACGTATATGATAACGATTGAAGAACTTTCTGCCGAGCACGATAATGAACATCAGAATCTTCTCTTAGTAGATTTCCAATCCAAACATCACGATCATGGACAAGATTAGCAACAAGAAAATCTCTAGCCTGATCCTCATTGGTAAATCTCCGACTCAGTTTATAATAAAACCATTTATCTTTCTTATTCTCAAATGCATCTATACTTGTCCTCGATTTACCACCATATTTAAAGTAGTCATACGATTCTTGTGTAAAATGCAGTTTGAGAGAAGAGTATAAACAGAATGCTTCATATCCAGTCATATAGGTAATCTATTACTTTTAGTTTTTAACATATTCAATCTTTCGGCCTGTTCATGTATTTTAGACTTCAGGTTTGGAGTGATAAGTGTTGCTGCTACTTCCATCTCCAAACCTGTGCCTTTACAGTGTTCAACAATTGCCTCAAGATAAGTGTAATCCGTTTTTGCAACTAGAGCCTCAATCTCTAGTGCAAACTTCATCATCTCATCTTTTGTTGGCATTATTTGAAATCAATCTTTGCACCACCAAGAGTACCTGGCATAGGTGTTTTCCAAAGATCAATTTGTTCTTGTGTCAAAGGTGCCATTGTTGGTGCATTGCCTAAATCCATCCATTCAGAATAAGATTGTGATGACAATGCGGATATGTCAGTCACTTTCAAACCAGGAAAGTCAGCAGTAGTCAAACGAGGTAATGGTGCTGAAGTTAAACCACCAAAGGGCCATCCGTTGTTAGGAAAATTCTCCATGGAGAACTTATCTGCCGCTTGTGCCTGTGTCATTGCAGCGGTTGCTTCACAATCTTCATTCCATCTTGCAAACGCTGCTGGTTCATCATCATCTTCATGTGATTCATCATAAGGATATATTTCGCCAATTTCATTCTCAACTTCATGACCAGATGCAATCAAAAAGTTTTTGAACTCACTAAAAATAACATCTAAATCATAATCAGGTTCAGCACGAAATGATACACTTATATGCTTACCTTCATTGTCACTAAAACTAAAATTATACTGACCTTGCTCATCATCTTGGTATCGGCCTAATTTACTCATAATATATCTCCTAAAAATTAAAATTTATTTACGACCGCTTGCTGCGGCATGTGCTATACAAATAGTATCATAATCACGGGCATACGAACACCGTACAGTCAGTGGATCAATACCTTTAGTAATGGCGCTTTCAATATTTGATGCCATAAGTTTACGTTCATTCATTTCGTAAATGCCTACGGCAACAACAATTGAGAGTGCCACCAATGTAATCGCAAAAGTTGTTACATGATGCAATCCATTCTGTTTCACTTCTTCCATAACCACCTTCTCCTTTTTGCTTGAAATCATGTATTCCTCTTAACTCTATTATAAAAAATATGTCTGCCAATATAAGCAGTTCGTCTCATGTTACTCCAAGTAGGTTTCACATAATCTGCATGAAAAAATAATGCACCCTTAGTTGGATCTTCAAACTCATTTGTATAAAGGTAGAATCTCAATGCTAAGTCAGTAATATCATTATACAATGCATTGTTACTTATTGTCAAGAGTTTTTTACGTGCCGCAGATTCACAATACCATGAGAACTGGCATACATTACCTGATTTTTGTTTTACCACTCCACAATAACTTGTTGGGTAATTACCATTCATCATTCTATTGTGTGTGACAAATGCTACGCCAATTTGGCCTTCTCTAGGTTCTTGGCCTGCTTCAAAATACATGTTCTGTGCAAGGCATTCAACTTCTTTCCTTGCTTCTTTCGATAGGTCTTGCAGTTCAACATTCATCTTAGTGGGCACAACAATCTGTGCCATTGATTGACTAAAGAATAAAATTAAACTGGCGAATGCAGCACAAAGTGCTAGTGTTAGGTAACGCATTATTTCTCCTTGTTAGTTAGAGAGGCGCCGAAGCACCTCTGGTCCCAATCAGGTAGATGATTTTGCTTTTGGTTTATCTACTGAAATGTTTGAAACGAATCCATTCAAGGCCTGTGCCTTTGCAATGATTTCTGCTTCTGCGGGGTAGGGTGGGAACGATGGATGGTCTGGAATCTGACCGCCGTGTAGTTTAGCGGTTTCGACTTTAACAGTCCAATCTGTGCTTATTTGCTGACACTTTCCGTGATAATCTTCGGAAAGCATTTCTCTTGCCATCTTTAAAAGTTCAAGGCGAATCTCGAACGGGGTTAAGTTACTCATAATTACTCCTGTGTGTGTTATACTGGCGGATTGTGTGTGTTGTGCCAGTATCTTTATTTAGTTAATTTAATCCCAGAGACCTTGATAATATTTGCCAAACAAGCGGAATCCATTCTGTACACGTTCACATTCTTCTTTGGTTGCTTGCCAATCAGTATCTTCTACCCTCTTCTCAAATGCAAAAATCATTTCATCCATTACCCAATCCCATCGAGCATGAATATCACAATCACCTTCTTTTAGTTCATGCTCATGGTAAAAATCAAAGACTGTTTGATAGTCCCATCTTTCAGTATTTGTATATCGAAGATGTTCTGGTACATCTTCCATATCAACATAACCTGAACCATGCTTTGATGCCCTCAGTTGTTTCAACATCGGTAGAATGATATCTGCCAATGTAGAATCCATTGACCACGTATCCCACTCATCAATCTTTACATAGGTAATTCGTGGATGCACAAAATCAAGAAAATTCATCCATGCTACAGAAAATGGATTGAGGAAGTTGGAAAGTTTTTCAATTATTGGTTCATTGTAATCAATCTCACGCCAAAAGAAAACTTTCTCCAGTATGGTGTATGGAGAAAGCCAATGACTACGATAACATGATTTATATATTTTCATAATGTATAAAGTTAGGTGGGAGTGATTGGTTAATAAGGACACTCCCGAAACCCCAAGTGAGTTACGCTGCTAGGCGATCCTCACCATAGTAATTATCGTTTGCGGATAATTTATTTTGCTTGATTAACGGTCATCGCCTACCGTGTTGCCTTCTCTACTATCTCACGCTGTCGAAACCAATTCATCCCCATCAGAAGCACACTACCACACGTTGTATATTACTAAAGGTAGCGATCCTTTAGTAGTGTAGCGGGTAACTCCATAATGTGCTTCTGGTGGAGATGGGGGTATCGAAACCCCGTCCAACATGCCTTCGCTTTGAAGGAATTACAACAATTCTACCTTATGTAATTGCCAGTGACAACCACATAAATGAACAGACACCAACCAAATCGTAATGCTATATCAAACCAACGTTCGAAATGGTCAAGTTTAGTTTTGTACTCTTTCTTCACTTCCATTTTGTCCATTTTGTCCTCTCAGTTCATTATCAAATTGATTCTTCATTGTAGCATACCAACCCCAAGAACCAAAAAATGTTTTGCCTGGATTTGGACCTTTTTCTTTTAGATATTCTTTGAACTTCTCATCATATTCTTTTTCAGTCATATTATCCACCAAATTTAGATGCAGTTGTAAATCTTGCCGACCCTTTGCTAGTTCTACCTTTCTTCAAAGGCTTGTCTGACTTAGGTTTCGTTTCTGTTTGATACGGTGAATCAGGTTTATTATACCTTGTCTGGCCTACTGGTTTAGTCTTATCTTTACCTACAAAACCTGTCGTATTCGTTCCATGTAGTTTAGCAGATTTTGTATCATGATGAAAGATGGAATCTTGGTTATAGTGACTTCCCAGTTCCTTAACGTGATGCAGCAATTGTTTACCATGTTCATCGCCTGTGCCTCTAGCATGTACCATAATCGACTTCTCTTTGTCACCTTCATAATGTCCCTCTACTTCTTTGTGAGCATAACCTAGTGAAGTAAGTTTATCCTTCAATTCGTTGTGCCTTATTTTGTTCTGTTCTGGTGTTGCTTCTCCCTCTGGACGGTGTGCTGATAATACAGCATAATGGCGTCCTTCTTGTGCGTGTTTATGTAATCTTGCCAGCGGATTACCTTCGATTATGTACTGTTTGAGTGATAGCATAATACCTCCTATTTTAGGCATATTTATCAATATATTCCATTAAAGGTTTACAATAATCATGAATCTGTCGCTCAAACAATTGTGCTTCACCTTCACCAGTTGCGATCAATACTACTATATCATCAATCCACATTCCTGTCAACTCTGAAAACATCAAAGCATATGCGGTACATTGCATGAAGTAGTTTTGGATATAACTTTCTTCTTTTTGCTTGGCCGATGTCTTAAAGTCAATTACCGATAACTTACCGTTCCACATACCAATCAAGTCTACTCGACCTGCGATTTTCAACTGGTGTGAATATAGTGCCTGTTCTTGTGAATATACATCACCAAGTTTCTCATCAATGATTGGTTTGATCTTGAAAAACATTTCTTTCAAGTCAGGCATCATCATCTGCATCTTTAACTCGGGTATTTCATTATTAATATAGTCCTCACAGATTTTATGAACTTTGGTACCACGGGTTGCTGCTTTGGTGGATATCTTGTTTGCTTCTTCAGCACCAACACGTTCACGCCACTCCATGATTGCTTGTTTGTTGTAATTACCAAGTACCGTAGT